GGCAATCACTTGTGTTAAACCTTCTGGTACTGTTAGTCAGCTTGTTGATAGTGCTAGTGGTATTCATGCCCGGCATAGTCCATACTATATTCGGACAGTAAGAGCAGACAACAAAGACCCACTTTGTCAGATGATGAAACAGAGTGGATTTCCAAATGAACCAGATGTAACGAAACCAAATCATACTACTGTTTTTTCTTTTCCAACAGAAAGCCCAAAAGGTGCAATATGTAGAACAGATATGACAGCAATAGAACAGTTGAAACTATGGTCATCGTATCAAGAACATTGGTGTGAACACAAACCTTCTATTACAGTTACAGTCAAAGACCAAGAGTGGCCTGAAGTCGGTTCGTGGGTATGGGAAAATTTTGATGATATCAGTGGAATTTCTTTTCTTCCATTTAGCGACCACACATATCGACAAGCACCATATCAAGACTGCACAAAAATTGAATATGATGAAATGTTAAAACTAATACCTAAAGATGTTGATTGGTCAACATTGTCAGAATTTGAACAACAAGACTTTACAGCTGGTTCTCAGGAACTTGCTTGCTCCGCTGATGGTGGGTGTGAGATTGTAGATATATAGAATCATAATGTTAAATATTAATTTGGAGCGAAATGGAAGACGTAGAAATAAATGAAGAATGTGCCGCTTGCGGTTCTGTATATACAATCATGTTTGATGAAAATGAATTGAGAGGAGAAGCTATAGAAAATGCTGAACGACATTGTTCGTTTTGTGGCATACTGATGGAGCCGTATTACGATGATGAATCAATCTGAATATGTAGCAGGGATTGATTACTCGTTGACTTCCCCTGCAGTTTGTGTAGGAAAACTTGTAGATGGTAAAGTGGAATTTGAAAATTGTAAATTTTATTTTATTAAGAAGAATAAATCACACGAATCTTTTGGTAATTTCAGAGCTTATGATTATCCTAAATACTCAGATGAGATTGAAAGATATGAAAATCTCGCAAATTGGGTAATTGAGTGTATTCGCTGGTATGATGGTAGGGCGAAACACGTTTACTTAGAAGATTATGCTTTTGCAGCGACAGGAAGAGTATTCAACATTGCTGAAAATACAGGAATACTCAAACAAAAACTAAAACAAAACGGTTTTCGTTTCACAACGATACCACCTACAGTAATCAAAAAACGTGCCACAGGAAAAGGAAATGCTAAAAAAGAATTGATGTATGAAACATTTTTAGAAGAAACTAATATTGATTTACAAAATCGTCTATCACCGAAGTCAATCAAAATTACTAATCCTGTTTCTGATATTGTAGATTCGTACTACATCTGTAAGACAGGGTTACTCTAATTAGGAAGTTATGAACTCCCAAACATTAAATTATCCTTATTTAATCGAAACGAGTAAAGAACAAATCAAAGAATATACCAAACCAGATGCAGACATCGCAGCATCAAGAGTCCAAGAAGCTGGGAATGATGTAGAGGTATTCCACCGCGGTCATCTTCTATATCGACTGAGCGGAACATTTCAAGGAACACTTTTCCAATAAAAAACTTGACAATATCGTTAATAGTTGTTATAATTATATTATACAAACAAATGAGAAAATTATGAGCATGATGAATTTTGATGACTCTAAGATAAAAGAGATCAAAGACAGAAAACTAAAAGGTCTACCACCCATACCTTCTACTGAAGATGTAGTTATTGCGTCAAAGAATGCAAAGGGTGGTAGTGAACTGATTTATGAAAGAGTCAAGGAGAGAGTGCCTGATGAACTTTGGGACTACTTCCAAATCATTCTTTCAAGAGTTCGTGACTATGAAGATAAACCTAAAATCCTTTGGTTTCAAGACACCTCTAAAGACCCTGAAGTCCAATTCCTAAAAGATAAAAGTTATAGAGACAAGTTTGAGAAATTTATCTTTCCTTCTGATTGGTCTCTTGAAAAATATCATCTTGATCTTGGAGTTGAATATGAAAAGAGTGTAGTCCTCAAAAACTCTATCGTACCTATTCCTGTTCACACAAAACCCAAAGACGATACTATAAGACTAGCATATATTTCTACACCTCATCGTGGATTGGATTTATTGATAGGAGCATTTCGTGCTATGAAACTAGAGAACGTAGTGTTAGATATCTATTCTAGTTTCAAGATTTACGGATGGGAAGGTAAAGATGATGAATACCAACCATTATACGATGCTTGTCTAGATACTCCGAATGTAAACTATCACGGAACAGTATCTAATGATGAAATTCGTGCAGCGTTACAACAGACACACATCCTCGCGTATCCGAATATATACCAAGAGACAGCGTGTATTTCGGTGATTGAAGCGATGAGTGCTGGTTGTGTTGTGGTCTGCCCCAACCTTGCAGCCTTACCAGAAACGTGTGCTAACTTTGCTTGGATGTATGGATATGTTCAAGACAAGATTGAACACGCTAAGAAGTTCTCCCATGTTCTGAGAGATGCAATTGACAGTTTTTGGGAACCACCAGTTCAAGCTCGTCTTACTTTTCAGAAACAATATTTTGATATGCACTATGACATCAATACTACCGCTAAGCAATGGGAAATGATGTTAGAGAATATCAAAACAAACATTGAATATTCTAAACAAAAAAAAGAATTATGACATTAAAAATTGATTTCAGTGAAAGTGATAAAAAGGAAGAAGAAACTTTTTCTCCAGAAGAAACACCCAAAGCAGCCGGTGGCACTGAACTTATGCAGAAGTGGTTATTTTCTCGCATTGAGCCAGAACTGAAGGATTACTTTCAATGGGTCGCTTCTCGTAAAAGAAAGTTAGAAGATAAACCAAGATTGTTTTGGGCTCATGACCTTGCCCAAGATCCAGAAGTTGCATTTCTTAAAGAACACAAGAATATGCTAGACTTTGAAAAGGTAATATTTGTCAGTAATTGGCAACAGTATCAGTATGGAGTTTATCTTGGTCTTCCTTATGATCATGGTGTTGTTATTCAACACGCCATAGAACCCATTCCAGAACATGAAAAACCTAAAGACAAAATTTCTTGTGTCTATATGAGTACACCTCATCGTGGATTGGAAGTTTTACTTGGTGCTTGGAGACATCTCAAAGAACACAATAAATCTGAAGAAGTTCAATCAGCAGAACTGAATATCTTTTCTAGTTTTAAGATATATGACCGGCCTCACATGGATGAACAATATCGCCATGTATATAAACAGGCTCAAGATATGGATGGTGTTAATTATCATGGCACAGTATCTAATGACCAGATTAGAGAAGAACTTACCAAGAATCACATCATGGCATATCCATCCGTTTATATGGAAACCGCTTGTATCTCAGCGATTGAAGCCATGAGTGCAAAGTGTATGGTAGTGTGTCCTAATCTTGGTGCCCTTCCAGAGACTTGTTCAAACTTTGCTTGGATGTATGGATATGAACCTGCACCAGAGAAACACATCGCAGTTCACTCACACATTCTTGGAAAGGCCATCGAGTCTTACAGAAAAGATGAAACAGAAACTTTGTTGAGTTTACAAAAGACATATTTTGATACTTTTTATAATTGGGATATGCGAATGAATCAATGGAATCAATTTCTTGAATCCATTAAACTGAGAATAGAAATGGGTAAAGATGATATTACTTGATTATAGTCAAACTGTGATTGGTTCTTTTATGGCCATGGGCAGAGGTAAGCCAGTTGTGGAAGAAGACCTGTTAAGACACACCATACTTAATTCTATCAGATTGTTTCGTAATCAGTTTGCAAAAGATTATGGAGATATGGTTATTTGTTGTGATGGTAAAGACAACTGGAGAAAGAAAGTATTTCCAGAGTACAAAGCAAATCGTAGGAAGAATAGAGAGAATGATCCTACTGATTGGAAAACTCTGTTTGAACTGTTACATGAGATGAGGGAAGATTTGACTAAATACTTTCCATATAAGGTCATGCACGTAGATACTGCAGAGGCTGATGACATTATTGGTGTTCTCATTAACACGTTGGCTGAGGATGACAATCTTCCACCTACTCTAATATTGTCCAGTGATAAAGACTTTATTCAGTTACAAAAGCACAAAGAAGTTAAACAATGGTCACCACTTCAGAGAAAGTTTATAGTGGGTGACGCTGTGGAATCTCTCTATGATAAGACCATTAGAGGTGATACTGGTGATGGTGTTCCTAACATCCTTTCCTCAGATGATACTCTTATTACTGAAGGAAAACGTCAAACTCCTGTAACCAAGAAGAAAATGGAACTCTGGAGAGGTCAAAAACCAGAAGAATTTTGTAATGAGGCTATGCTCAGAAACTACCATAGAAACAAGACAATGGTTGATTTGGATGAAACTCCAAATTCAATTCGTATAAATATAGTTAATCAATATAATAATCAAGAAGCTGGTAATAGAAGTCAGCTCTTGAATTACTTTGTTGATAAAAGATTGAAAAACCTTATGGAAGTAATTGACGAGTTTTAATTATGACAACTAGTTTACCGAGAATTTTTGGTGAGATTGCAGCAGCACCCACTAAAAAACAAAAGAAAGAACTATTATTAAAATATGATTGTTTTGCACTTCAACAGATTTTAAAAGCAGCATTCGATCCAAATATAAAGTTTCTCTTACCGCCGGGGGCACCCCCCATAGTCAAATTTCAAGGAGACACAGACGAGCCAAATCCAACTTATCTACATTTTCATATTAGAAAGTTGTATTTGTTTGTTGAAGGTCAATCCCCCAAAAATTTGACTGACATGAAAAGAGAAAAAGCATTTACAGATATTTTAGAAGGTATACATCCTTCTGAAGTAGAACTTCTTCTGCAAGTGAAGGATAAAAAACTAAAATGCAGAGGATTAACTTTTAACTTAGTAAAAGAAACTTTTCCTAATTTATTACCATGATAAAAAGTTTAGAAGAGAGAATAGTCAATTTAACCAAAGTTACTACAGACAATGTTGAAACAACTGTAGAAGCTGAACTACGGCAATTGGAAATGAAGGGCGGAGTACCGATACAAGTTTCGGTTGTTCTTGCTAAGGAAGAAAATTTTCAATTTACTATGGATTGGAATAGTACCATGTCAAAATTTTCCACTACACTAGATGGAATTAAATGGTACTCTGATTTTGATTACTCCTTATACTCCCCCAAATTATGGGAAACTGGCAACATCGCCAGAGCTCCCCGCCGTGGCCGAAACTCTCCTATTTAAGTTTAAGTAAGTGGCTATCATACTTAACTCAACACTATCAAAAGAGGAATATGAAAATATTCATTGCCCTAGTAGGGCTGATTACGCTGTGGTCTGCTACGTTAAATTCAGGCTCCACAACTAAAATTTGGGTTCCACCAATAATTGCTGACAAACAGGCAACAATAATGTCTCCATTACAAATGACTACAAATGGAAAGACTACAGTTGTACAAATGGTGAATTCAGAAGAACTAGAGTGTATGTCAAAAAATATATATTTTGAAGCAGCTATGGAATCTACTGCTGGAAAATTAGCAGTAGCACAAGTCACTATGAATCGTGTGAATTCATCACGATATCCAAATACTGTTTGTAAAGTTATTACACAGGGAAGACATTACAAGTCTGGATTACCAGTAAAAAACCGATGCCAATTTAGTTGGTATTGTGATGGTAAGTTGGATGTACCACCCACTAGTGGTTCAATGTGGAAAGATTCGCGAGAAGTTGCTAGGTATGTCTTATCAACTCCTGACTTGATGGACATAACGGATGGAGCAACCCATTATCATGCGGATTATATTAGTAGTCCGAGATGGGCAGACCCACGCCGTAAAACAGCACAGATTGATACACATATTTTTTACAACAAAGCAAGAAAAGACTTGACAAAGCTATTGTAAATCTGTATAATAGTATATGAAGAGTGGGGATTTCTCCCCACTCTAACTCTAATTGAGATTGATTATGACATTGATTACAGAAATACTAGAACTCTACCGAGAGGTCGGAGATACTGAAGCAGCAACGACAGCTATTGCAGAATTGATTTCCGAATCATATTCTGAGGGGTATAGTTTCGCCAAGCGAGAGGCGGGGTTGATAGAAGAAGTATCAAACGCACTAGCAGCCGACTGACCCATGAATATTTTCTATCTAAGTAAGAACTGGAAACGTGCCGCAGGAATGCATTGTGATAAACACGTTTGCAAGATGCTCATTGAGTATGCACAATTAATGTCAACAGCTCATCGGGTTATTGATGGTACACAATACTATTCAAAAACCAAGAATGGTCATAAGATTCAACGATGGCTACATCCAGACCCAAAACTGGAACGTGAACTTTATAAAGCATCTCACATAAACCATCCAAGTAATATATGGATAAGAGAAAACGAAGAACATTACACTTGGTTGTTTTTGATGTTTAGTGAACTATCCAAAGAATACACTAAACGATATGGTAAAGTTCATGCCTCTTGGAGCAAACTTCACTGGAGTCTTGGATTCCCCCCCAAAAATATAGTTCAGAAGAAGTGGGAAGATCCACCTCAATGTATGCCAGATCATTGCAAGACTGATG